AAGGCTTGGAAAGGACTGTATGCTTTCTCACCGTACTCCGTGGCAAGTTTGAAAAGATCATCAGGAGTTGCAGCACCAAAAACAGCAGCATGCGCAGCGGCTGCATAGTCACCATCAGTAGCTTCATCTGGTAATATTCCCATCATCTCACTTAGTTTAGTACCTACTTCTGCATCAGTCATGTCAGGAAATTTTGCCATCAATTTTTGTTGTGTGTCTGCAATAAAAGCTTCACCTATTACACCGTGTTTCTTTAGTATCTCTTGTAGTCCAGACCACTTACCTGATCCAACTACATATGTAGCTGCATTAGGACTAAAGCCAGCATTAGTTGCTAAAAGAATATCTTGTGCGGTCTTTGCCCTATCAGATCTTTTAAGTTTATAGTTCTCTAATATAGAGGGAAGTATTGCACCCCTTAAACTTGTCATTGTAGCCAAGTCTATCTCTTCTTGACGATCAGTGCGGCCTTGTTGATAACGTTTTTCTTCTATCTCTGTTTGTTCAGCCACCGCACGATTCTTCATACGATCAAGTTGAGCCTCTCGCATACCTGTCCAAAAACCCATAGTTATCTCCTCGCCATCAAGCCAGAGGATTTCTCTGGTATTTCTTCTTCTTCAACGATTTCTTTAGGAACATCTTTGAAGGGTTTCTTTATGCGGTACATAGCTTCATCAACATCTTGTTGATCTTCAAAGCCATCCTCAAAGTCTATCCCTGCAGCTAGTGGTAATCCCCGTATAAATTCATGTAGTACTGGTGCAATGATAAGACTTACATCTATTGAGTGTACACCATTAAGCACAGCACCACGTAGGATACCTTCTACTATTGTACGAATGTCAACACCACCCTCAATAAATTCTAGCATGTCTTCCATAGACCTTGGCTTAGACAGACGAGTCAAGTGTACTTGAAGTGCTTCTTCAGGATCAACAATCAAAGGTGGTTGTTCATACTGTGCATTCTTAGGTGTTGTAGTCAATGACTGACCGGGAATAGGTCTATTGGATATTACAGATTTCATTTTATCTTCCTACATCTTCTGCGCCGGTAAAATTAATTGCATAATTAAACTTTTTAAGGTATTTATTTAAGTCCGTGCCGGTATCGTCTTTTAATTTTCTGGTTTTTTCTGTGATTGGTCCGCCAGTAAACCAAATTGCTGCAACATCTTCTTCACTTTTAGTTTTATTATAATTTTTTTGTACTTGATTTCTTACAACTAATTCTTGGGCTGCTTTATTATTTTTAAAAAGTTCAACGCCTTTTGCATCAGGAGTTATTTCAGGGAATTGTTCTTTAAATGCAGCAAAGTTTAACCAAGAGTCTCTTGAATTACGTGACCCACTTGTATTCATAGTAGGGTCAATGTTCCCCGGCATGATAGCCCAAGTACCTATTGCTTTCTGTCCAAAGTACATGCTCTTAGGATTTGTAACTTCTTTATGATTTAAGTTTTGTCCATTATCACTTTCTACTTTTGCAAGCGCAAGCACAACATCATCAATAACATTAGTTGGACCAGAGCTACTACCCTCAAAGAAAGTATTAGCTTTACCTGTTGATCCTTTAAATGTTTTTATTAAATCTGTAGCAGCAGCATCAACATTGTAACGATTGGGAGCATTAGGATCACGTGTAACTGTTTCAAGTTCTGCTGTTCGGAATCCGTCGTTTTGATTGCCAAAGATATTCATATACTGTTGGCCTTTAGATACAGTATTTTCTTGTAGCTTAAGCTCTGAAGCCAACCGTCTTTTTGTTTGTCTGTTTACAAGACCTTGAATACGACCTTTAGCACCGCCAGAAACATCAGTTACTGTGGGTACAGGCAAGTTAAACTCAGAACTTTGACGTCTAACTTGATGTGAATTGTTCCAGTTGTCAAAATATTCTAGTGCCATTTATTTATCCCCATTAAAGCCCAGCAATTTTAAGTGCTTTATTTCCTAAGTCCAAACCCCTGTCTCCAAAGATTAATGTACTATAAAACGCTGACTTACTTGTTGCTTCATCGGAAGCTATTTTTTCTCTTGCTGTACTTACATCTTTATCTGCAAGAAGTATTTGCAAATGTCTTTCAGAGGCACTCTCTGATGTAGCAACAGCCCATGCCATTGCATCTCTTTCTCTCTGCCAAATATCATCAATAGATTTTTCAGTAAGATTATTCATAGATGCTGCATCTAGTTTATTAGCATCATTTTGTGCAGCGGTGTCTAACGTTGCAAGATTTTGTCTCCACACAGCATTAGCTTGAGCTATAACTAAAGCATTACTAGCATTAAATTGATCACGCTGATTAGTTAATTCTGAGTTAAACTTATTGACAGCGTTTTCTTCACCCGCATTAAACTCTGCCATAGCATTTTGTTGAGTTGCGTTAAACTGATCTACTTGTGTTTTCATTGTAGCCATAAATTGATCTACTTGGTTTTTACTTGAAGCATTAAACTGAGAGGTAGCATTTGATGCAGCAGTATCACTGAGTATAGATTGCTGTACAGCTTGAGCTTTAAACATTTCTGTTTGTTGATTGTTAGCTAGGTTAGTCATATCTACTTGTAAAAAAGATTTAGCATTCTGTACAACAGCTTGTTGTTCATTAGAAAGATTAGCTAAATCCATGTTACTTAAAGCTGCAGCATCAGCCATAACCTTAGCATTTATTGCTGACATATTAGCAAGATTTGTAGTCTGTGTCAACCTTGCATTTTCTAATGCAATCTGTTGCTCAGAGGTAAAGTTCATGTTAGCAATGTCACTAACTTTAGCAGCGTTAGCTACACGAGTTTGAAATTCTTGGTTAAAATCTATTTCCATAAACTTAGCCCGTTGCTCTGCAGCAAACATAACAACTTGTTGTTTATTACTAAGATTTTGTACTTCAAATGACGCAGCAGTAGATGCATCTTGTTGGGCAATAGGTAGTGCAGACTCCATAGTAGCCTGTATGATAGCCTGTCCAGCCATGCTACTAGCACCTAGTCCACGTGCAGCCATAGCTGCTGTAGCTGCTCTCATGGCTCCTGCAGCCCATGCTGGTGTAGCACCCCCATCAAAGTCATCCATCAAGTCATCTAGCTGACCTTTGACTGTAGCTTTTTTTGAAGGGTTAGCAGTGGCAGCAGTTATTTCTAAATGTTTATCAACTGCAGCTAGGTCTACAGCAGACCCACTTATTTTTTCATCATCTTCAATGACTCTTTTAGTAGGAGTTTCTACTTGAGATATATCTGTTATCTGTTCTATATCACCTGTGCCAGTTTTAGATACTGTTCCAGTAGCTGCAGTTACTTTAGCATCAGAAGATACTGTACCCGTTTTAGCTGAAACACTTTTTAGTGCCTGTTCAGTAGCATCTTCAGCAGAAGTTGTAGTGGCAAGGTTAGGTGTAAGATCAGTAGTAGGTGTATCTGCTGTAGTTGCTACGCCTTTAGTTGCAATAACTGTAGGGTCAAGTCCAGTAAGTTGTCCAGTACTAGGATCAACTTTTTGTCCTGTGTCTGTAGTATCTATTTTAGCTACTTCAGTTTTGGTAGCTAAAGAAGTAGGATCAGTAGCAGCAGTAATAGACCTTTGCCCTACAAGTGCATTAGTTTCAGCAGCTAATTCTTCTGGTGTTTTTGTAGGTACGTCATCAGGCTCTACAGGTGTAGTAGTTGCAGTAGTCTCAGTGTCACCACCATTTGCATACCCAACGTATCCACCTTTAGCTGCCATCATCATAGTTTTATTTTTGGCTACTTCTGCTTTAGACATGACATTACTTAATACTCTAGCAGCAACAGGGTTACTTTCAAAAAAAGCTTTTGTAGACATGCCTTCTGGTTTATTAAATTTTTCTGCAACTTTTTCTGCCACTGTTGTCATTATTCAAATCCGTCCTTTAATCCGTCAAGTATGTCTTGAACGCTTACTTTCTTCTTAGCATTAGGTGTGTACCTGCACATGTATGTCTTAGGACACTCACTAAACTTAAACATAGGGTAGTGGTAGCCTATTGTACCATTAGGTCCACGGTAGATGCAAACCATTTCTCCCTGTATCTTAACTCTTTTTGCTAGGTGACACTGTACAAACTCAGGGTGACTTAACAGCCCTGCTAACACAAGGGGTAACACAACAAGATTAATCATTAACTAATTCCTAGTGATATTAAATACATGCCCCCACCTAATACACCAATGATTAGTAATGATAAGCCACCTATTGCTGCATTGTTAGCTATCTGTCTTTTAGCTTCCATTGCTGCGTACACAGTCTC